CTCAAGGAACTTTCAATAGCTAAAGCGAATGCTGCTAGGGAGGCTTTGACGGCCCGTGGCGAGGCTACGAGTATCAGCGAGGAGCGTAAAGTGGTCACTCAGGATGACTACGAGGAAACTATCCGAGCAGCAAAGGAGAGAATAAGAAAAGCCAAGGAAGCGGAGGTAATAGATGTCAGTAATTGATGAACACAATGAAGAGATATACGAGAAAGTCCGGGCGATTCTTTCTGAGCATTTCCAGAACTTCATTTTTTGCGTAATGGATGAAGAGGGTAATATCTACTATGATTACACAAATGTCCCTATCGGGAAGATGCTGATAAGGGAGATCAAGGAGGAGATGGAGGTTGACGCTGACGACATCCTTGAGTGGGCTGACTGGAATTTAGAGGAGGAAGAAGGCGACGAGTGGAGCTAACCTTTACACAGCACCCAATCCTCAAGCCACCTACGGACGAGGAGATTGTAGCCCTAGGAGAAGTTGACCCAAAGCTCTTAGCGGATTTACACAAAGCACACGAGGGTCGTATTGAGGCTGCGGAGGATGATCCTCTGCGTCACGGTTTTGACCTCAAGGGCTGGTCACGCATACGGGAGGCTCTTGAGAACTACGACGAGGTAATTACCTTCGGCGGGAACCGTTCGGGCAAAACAACGGGCTGCGCTAAACTGGTGATGGAAGCGGTGACTCAAAATGAAGATGGTCACGTTGTTTGCTTTTCTCAGAATGCAGATACATCGGTAAAGGTCCAGCAAGCTGCGGTCTGGGAGATGATGCCCAAGGAGTTCAAGAGGAAGACCAAAAGCATTGAGGGATACATCAACTTTTCGATGCAAAATGGTTTTACTGGCTCTTCGTTTATTTTTCCAGATACTAGAACTCGTGTCGATTTTAAGACATATACCCAGTTCAGTAACAATCAGACTATTCTTGAAGGTTTTGAGTTCGGTTTTAAAAGACCTAATTCCGTTAACATTGGTGCTTGGCTGGACGAATATCTGGGAGATGCAGCGTTAGTTAACACTTTACGCTTTCGACTAGCTACCAGGAATAGTAAGATGCTTCTGGGCTTCACGCCGATTGATGGGTACACGCCATTCGTTTCTGAGTACCTCAAGGGTGCTGAAACGCTGGAGACACGGAACGCAGAACTTCTAGGCAGACAAGTCCCTGTGAAGCAGTACAGCCCTGAGCGTGACGCTGGAGTTGTTTACCTTCATTCGGACGAGAACCCTTTCGGGGGATATGATCGAATAGCCAAGGACTTGAAGAACTCCTCGGAGGACACGATTATGGTTCGTGCCTACGGCTTGCCGACGAAATCAATGACATCGTTGATTCCGAACTTCAGCACGGAGATCAATGTTCTCAGCGATAAGCCGAATAAATACGGAATGACCTTCCCGGATGTAAAGTCCCTTACTTGGTATCAGGTTGTTGACCCCGCATTTGCTAGGAACTATGTAGCTATCTGGGCAGGAGTATCTGAGAACGAAGAGATATTTATCCGCAGCGAGTGGCCGGACAGGAAGACCTACGGCGAGTGGGCTTTATTCGGGGACCCAAAATGGCGATACGGACCAGCAGCAAAGAAGATAGGTTATGACGTAGAAATGTACTGCGAACTCTTCAAAGAGATAGAGAAGGATCTCGGTATTGAGGTAATGGAGCGAATCGGGGACTCACGTTTCTTTGCCAAGGAGAATGAAAACAACGTCGATCTATTTACTAAGTTCTATGACTACGGTATGTCCTTCTTAGCCTCCGATGGTCAAACGGAGCAGATCGGGGCAACAGCCTTGGATGAGTGGTTCTTCTATAATCCGAACTACGAGATAGACGAAGCGAACCGACCTAGATGCTACATCCACGAGGACTGCGGGAACTTGATCGAAAGCATCGTCAGCTATAACTCACAGGGTAAATCCGACGAAGCACTAAAGGACTTTTTTGACGTTATTCGCTATCTGCGGATGTCGAACGGAGGATATGGACCGGACTATTTTGCGTCCAATGATATGCACACAACTACACGAAACCAAGGAGGGTATTGATGCCTAAGATTAAATTAAGCCAACTAGCAGAGAAATACGATATTCCATTTGAGGAAGCACTCAAGATAGCCCAAGAGAAGCTCCCGGAGGATCAAGTCACAGGGAGAGGTAAGTTGACTTGGATCGGTATCGAGGGTCAAGAGATCCTTGATAATTCGATGATGATCGACGAGATTACACCTAAGCACTACAAGGGAACTGTTTTGTCAGAATGCCCGAATAACAGGTACAATTATGTTTACAACAAAGAGATTGGTAAACGAGTGCCAGTCCTTATCCCATCCCAGCGTCGAGGCAAGATGGTAGGTAAGACAATTACCTTTGAAGCAATCGAGGATTCAAATGGAGTCACCTATAGATACACCAAATAAAGATATTACTCTATCGAGGGAGTGGTGCAAGGAGCAGACTGACCGTTTGATCTCCTGGGAATTACTTTGTAGGTACATCAAGGGAGAGAGTACAGTACCCGTTCAGTCCCTTAACCTATGTGATAGAATTGGCGTGTCCAAGACATACGTCACGACCTTAATAAAAAGCGTCCGTGAAAAGCTAAATCCACAAGACAATGCAGAATGATTCAATTTCGGAGTCCCTTACTTATCTAAGCGAGGAGCCAGATGTAAAGACCCTTAGATACGCCTACGATCAGACAGTAACTGAGCTAGAAGCGTATTTTGATCTCTGCCGTACATCTTACGATGATCGACGCAACTGGTGGCCTGGTAAGAGCCGGGATCACCGCAAGCACGGTGCTGACGCATTTCCTTGGGAAGGCGCAAGCGATATTGAATGCCACGTTATTGATGAGCGTATAACGAGACTTGTCTCCCTCTTTATGTCCGCTCTCAAGCGAGCAAATGTCCGTGCATTTCCTGTAGAAAGCTCAGACGTAGCCCGTAGTAAGCTAGTTTCGGGGTTCCTGAAGTGGATGGTATCCAGCGGATATATCCCACGTTTTTATCGAGAAATGGAACTCGGAGCGAACTATATGCTAGAACGAGGTATCTTGATTACCTACGTTGGCTGGCATCGTGAGGATCGTAGGTTCCTTCAGACGCTTGATCTCCAGCAAATTGCTCAGATTAGCCCAGAGGTAGCGGATGCTATCCAGTCCGGCGAAGAGGACGATCAGTTGATTCTTTTAATTACTTCTACCTTTGAGGGAACTACTGACAAGCGAGCCAAGAAAGCACTCAAGGATTTACGCAAAACTGGTGAAGCAGAACTTCCTGTAGTTCGTCGCCAAGTCAATGCACCAGAAGTAAAGACCCTAGCACCCGATGGTGACTTCTTCTTCCCTCCGTACGTTACTGACCCACAACGTGCGCCTTACTGCTTCTGGCGTACTTATTATACTCCACAGGAGCTAGAGAACAAGGTCGTTACCGAAGGCTGGGACGAGGAGTTCGTTGAACACGTTATTGACAAGTACCGTGGCGTGAATATCGACAGCATCGAGCGAGAGCAAGAGGGTCGTCGTTCAATCAGCTTAACTGACAACGCTTACGAGGCTGAGGAACTCATTGAGATTACTTACGCTTATCAGAGACTCATTGACCAAGAGGACGGCTCAGAAGGCATTTACTGCACTGTGTTTCATCGTGAGTTCAGCGGTGACGAGCAGACACAGGGTTACGCTAAGTTTGAACTCCTCAATGGATACGAGGACTACCCAGTAGTTGTCACAAAACTATCTGAGGATAATAAACGACTTTATGATACAAACACGATACCTTCCGTCCTACGGGGTATCCAGAATCAAGTTAAAGTAGAGCGGGACTCACGCATAGACAGAAACAGCCTAGCGACACTACCTCCGATTCTGCACCCTGTAGGACAAGCCCCTTCTGATTGGGGACCAGGACGTATGATTCCGTATCGACGCAAGGGTGACTTGGACTTCGCTCCTACCCCTGCGTATAACAGTGGTTCCGTAGAAATGGAGACTACGCAACTTTCACAAGCTGACCGACTAGTTGGGCTTGACGAAGGTTCAGCGATTAGCCAGATTCGTCAGCAGTTCTTGGTCGATAAGTTCTTGAGCCATACTGCGGAGGTTCTCCGTATGGCTTACCGCTGTTTCCAACGCTTTGGACCGGACGAAGTTTTCTTCCGTGTAACTGGAACTCCTGATCCTATTCAATTCAACAAAGGTAATCCTGATGAAAACTTTGATATCCTCATTAACTTCGACGTTCAAAACACTGACCCAGAAACTGTTAAATCTAAACTACAGCAGTTTGTTCAACTCAATCAGCTTAACGCTAACAACCGCCTTAATGTCGATAGCTTACTGGACATTGCTGCTGCTGAAATCGACCCAGTTATGGCTGATGCGGTGCTACAACCTGTTGAAACAGCACAGCAAGAAATGGTTAAGGACGTTACAGACGATCTCGCTAAGATCTATTCGGGCATTGAAGTCCCGGCTCGACCTGCTGGCGCACAAATTGCGCTTCAAGTAATCCAGCAGTACACACAGCAGCCGGACATTGCACAACGTCTACAACAGGACGAAGCCTTCCAAGCGAGACTACAGAAATATGCTGGTCAATACACCTTCCAAGTCCAACAGGCTCAGAACGCTCAGATTGGTCGCATTGGTACTGATCCTGCCGCTGTCGGTGGAATCCAAACACAAAATATGTAATATGGCTGATAACCTTACTCCTTCACAGCAAGCTAAACGCAGAGCGCAGGATATTCGCTCAAAGAACTACTACGATATGATTGCCCTTAACGAGGGCGTAAAGCCTGAGGTCTACGAGGATTCAGAGGGCAATCGCACGGTAGGCATTGGATTCAACCTAGAGGATGCAGCTAACAGGCGGTTCCTTAAACAGAAGGGGATTGACATCAATGAAATCTTTCGTGGTAGACCCCTAAGCGACAAGGAAATCAAGACACTGTATAATCACAGTTTAACTCAAGCATACAGCGATGCTCGGAAGTTTGATCCTAAGTTCGATAAGCGTCCTGAGAACGTAAAGATGGCTCTCACAGATATGAGCTTCAACCTTGGATTAACAGGGCTAAGGAAGTTCAAAAAGATGAAAGCGGCTCTTGATAACGATGACTACAGGACTGCTGCTGCTGAGGCAAAGGATTCAAAGTGGTTCAAGCAGGTCAAAAGTAGAGGTCCACGGACAGTAAGTT